CGGCGCCCTCAGAGGCCGCCTGAACCTTGATCTCGCTGGGGTTGCTGACAAAACTTACAAAATCGGGGGTCTTCTCAGGCATCAGTCTTCCTCGTCGTTGTCTTCTTGGTTGGCTGCTGAAGGGCCTTGCACGACAGGCTCGTCTAGCTCCAATTCCTTCATCAACTTCCTCTCCTTCGACCGCTGGCGAAGCTCCGCCTCCCAGTCACGGCCCTGCCGGGCATACTCGTAGGCCAACGTGGTCGTGTGGCTCGTCAATCGGGTCGCCTGGGCGTTGGCTTCCTTCGCGGGGTCTACGTGCTCTTGGCCGTCCCAGAACCACTGATGGCCAAGGCTGCGGAATGGTGCGGTGCGAAGCCAAAGCGGCAACAAGTCCGAGACCAGAATGGCCTCGGCAAGCCATGCACGAAAAATGCGGTCGAGCACAACACAGCCCAAATAGTCCTGCTCGACGCGAATTGACTTGAAGTAGGTTTGGTGATCCAGCCGGCCGGAGGCGTAGTTATAGCCGCTGCTGTTTCCCGCCGCGACGTTGAAGGGGATCGAGAGACAGCGGGCAATTTCGTTCAGGATTTCGTGCTTGAACTCGCGGTAGGTCGTCGCCGGTTGTTCCGCTTGGATTTGGCCAAGTCGCCATCCGCCTGGGAGCACGGTGGCCATACGGCGTTCGAGTTCCACCAGGTCCATCGGCTCGACCTCTTGGGCCTCGCCGTTGGCCGGAGCGTCCGTATAGAGCACGGCCGCGAAGTCCGCAGCCGTTTCGGCGGCCGCCAGCACTGCGAGAGTGAACCGCCGAAGCTGTGCGAAAAGCGGCAGGGCCGGAGTGATCTCGGGAATACCACGGCTCTGGCCGGGCCGATCGGGCCGAAAATAATGAATCATCGCGGCGGCCGGAATGCGATCCACAACGGGCATCGCCAACGAATCGAAGGCTCCAGGATGTTTGCGCAGCAGATGGTAATGAGTGGGATTGCCGTACCGATCGAACTCAATCCCATCGACAGGCGAGGCAAGGTCAGCGGTAAGAACACTCGCCACCTGATCCGCTTCGATTAGTCGCAGATCCAAATGGATTGGCGAATCCGTGAGCGGATTCGAGGTGAACATAGCGAAAACTTCGCCCGATTCGGTGCGAGCCATTCGCATGGTGCGAAGTTTCTGAGACAATCCGACGGCATTGGACCACTGCGAAAATTCCCGTTCGATCGTGCCATTGGCGTCGCTGTCGGCGGTGAGCATCTGCAACCGAGGCCCGGTGCCGACGGTGTCATGCGCCAATGTGGCGACGATTCCCTTCGCATAGCTGTTGTTGGCCACTTCGTACCGGGCACGGCTGCGGAGAATGCTGCGGACGCCCGGATTGTTGGCCGCGTCAGCCGAGAGCGTATCGGCGTTGGCCCAATGCCGGCGGTTATCGTCCGTGGTGGAGGCAGCGTCATAGCGGGCGCGTACGCGAAGCGAACGGCCCGATTGCCGCTTCGCCTCACCGCCAAAAATGCCTCTGAACCAATCGAACATTCGGCTACGCTGCTCCCGGCGGAACGAGCTTCTTCAACGCAATGCCCAGCCCACGCTTTCGAGACGCCTTCTTGCTTTCGCGATACCGATCGACGGCAATCTGATCCGGCAGCGGGTGCTGTTCCATGCTGCCCGAATCGCCCGACGCCTTTGCCGGCCCCTGGGCGTTTTCGAGAATAGTCTGATCCAGTTCGTCTGCCATGCCGTTACGTTAATGAGATTGCCAGTCACATGGCACTCAAAACAGCAAGAAATTGAAAAACTCGTTACATATCTGTAACGAGTTTTGGCAAAGCAGATTGCGCATCGCTAAATAGCTGTTTCGTGCGTAATAAAGCGGTGTCCGCAGTTTCTACAAACACGGCATCGAACAATACGACCATTAGGACGATGGCGCACGTATAGCACAGACAAGTGCCTACACCCGCATTTTCGACAACGTATTCCAACAGGTGAATCACCCACGGTTCTGCAACTCCGACAATCTAATGCGAGAACGCTGTCGTTCATGCTTTGCAGATTCAGTGCCGGGCAACACCGCTCCCTGAATCGACGCGGCAACGGCGCAGCCGACCAGACAATCGAGCCAATGGTTATCCACCGCCGATGGACGCATTTTCCATTCGTCCACCGTGCGGCCACGGCCCTCGGTGCGGACGCGATATTCGGCCGTGATGTGCTCGGCGAAGAGGCGGTGCGGGCCGGCACTATCGCCGAAGAGGGAGAGACAGCCGCGATCGCCCATCGCCACGGACAGTCGCGTGTGGACGAACGACTTCCAGTAGTTCGTGTCGAACACGACGTGCCGCACGGCCCGCTTGCCCTGGACGTTGGGGATCCGCCAGTTCAGTCCCACCCGATCACCCAGCTTCCGCTTGTATTCCGAGAAGGGAATGCTCGACGCCCCGACGAACCGGCCGTGGCTCGGCAGGAGCACGGCGGAATGGGCGCTTTGGCGGCAGAACTGGTAGACGATGTCCGTCGAGGAGCCCCAGTTGGCATCGACGAGACACCGCTCGATCCGCATTTCCGCGCCGTCATCGCGATGCCACTCTCGGCCGAGGCATTTTTCGGCCAATGCGTCGAGGCCGGCGTAGATCGAACCTTCGAGCCCGGCCGTTCCGGCGACTTGCGAAAGCGTCGGCTGGGCTTCGCGAAGCGTGAAGTAACTTTGCCGCTGTTCTGGATAGGCCCCGTAGTCGATTGCATAGCCGGTGAAATCGTCGTCCCATGCGGTGACGACGTAGAACAAGAGCGTCGCGTGAACGTCGATGAACATCGTCAGATGATTGCAGCCGACAGGCACTTCGCCACGACCAATGCGGTTGAACTTGGCCGCCACTTGATCGGCCTCTAGCTCGTTCTCTTGGGGCTTCTCCTCGGACAAGGGCTCGTTCTGGTACTCGGCCCAAAACGCCCGTTCATCCTGAAGACGAAGGTTCATGGCGTGCTGGATCGCCGAAAGCTCGTCGTGGTTGAACCGCTCGGGCCAGGCGATGACCGACCCGGCATCCATTTCCTCTCGATGCTCACGGTAGAACTCGGTCGCGTCGGCCAATCCTCGCTCGGCCCGCAGGCTCTCGGCGCGGATCTCGGCGTACTTGGCCCAAAGGGCTTCATTGCTGGGGAACGCATAGACCATCTTGGTCCGCTCGCCCTGCCACTGGGGATGCTTGTCGCAATTGAGAATGCGGTCGGCCATGTCGTCGGGCCGAACAACCGTGCAAGGCATGATGCCGGCAATCTTCTTTCCCGGCCCGGCAAGTCCCAAGACGGCCCCCGCCAAAATGCGTTCGCGGGTGTCGCATTGCGAAAGCGATCGGGCCGACTCGTCGGTCTGCGGATCGTCGAGCACAACGAGCGACGGGCGGACCGGTCGGCCGTCCGGGCGTTTGAACTTCATGCCGCGAATTCGACCGGTGATGCCCGCCACCTTGAGAATCGCGCCGCTGGCCTTGCTGCCGCGAACCGTCGGCAACACAATCTCTCTGGCAGTCCAGCTAATCCGAGTCCGTTCGCCTTGGCAAAGCTGACCGTTGCACCGATTGGCGATTCCTTCGAGTGACTGAATCGGATAGCAGACCTCGGGGAAATCGTCCAAGAGCAAATCATTGCTGTCAAGTTCCGTCTTGATGCTGTCGAGCATTTCCTGGGCGTGCGTTTCGCTGCTGCCGATCAGGCTGACAAACTCACGATGCCCGTAAAGCACGGCCCAGAGACAGGCGCATTCGCAGATGCTCGTCTTGCCGCTGCCGCGAGGCATGGCCATGGCGAACAGCCCGCCATGCAGGACCGCATGTTCGATTTTCGAGATAACCTTCAGGTGGTCATGCGACCACGCCAGCCCAAAGGTGTATGGGAAGTATTGCTCGCAGAAGAATTGAAAATCCCCGGCCGCTCTGTCCTTACGTTTCGGATTGGCCACTTGGGGCGGCTCGCCGATGTCGCGGCCGGTAGTCGCAATGTCGGCGTTGCGGGCGCGTGCCCGCTCCTTCATCTGCGCATAGAGGTCGTATCGCTGGCTTGGTTTGGCCGCCATCCTGTCTTCAATCTTTGGCCCGCTTGGCAAACTGGCCCCGGTCACAAATCACCTGCACATCAACGCCACGCAACTTGGCGTCGATCATGGCTTGGGCGATGGGGAGCGACGTGAAGGAGTAGGCTTGTACGTGGATCGTGTGGTTGGCCTTGGCGACCTCGCCGACGATCGCGTCGGTGCAGCCGCCGCGAGGCGAGAAGTAGACCGAGATTGCCTGGGTCGGTTGCGGCTCCTGGTCCGCGCCGTAGGCAAGAGACGCCAACGGCGCGGCCAGGAGCATGCAAAACACGGCGAACCGAATCGGAAAGGCTCCAACTCGAAAACGCATCTGTCACCTCGTTTCGGTTGCGTGTCGATTAAACCACCACTCGATTACCAGCTTGATGACCACCGGCAGGACGATGTTCAACAGAATCCAAATCACCACCGGGTTGCCGTAGGTCTGGCGAATCTGCGGAGCTAGCTTGTCGCGAAGCCGCGAGGCCCAGGCGTCGGGGCGATCCTTGAACCTGACCGGCTGGCGGTCCGGGAGTTCTGCGACGGCCAATCGGATCAGCCGTCGCGCGTCGCCCTCACGGCACCGCAGCCGCCAGGACCGCGCCAAGCAGTAACTCTCAACGGCTTGGCAGTCGGTCGTCATCGGCCCCTCCGCAGAAACAGAGGCCGGCGCAGAACGCCGCCGCACGGCTGAATGGATTCGTGAGGCTGCCATGCCCGATCCGTGTCGTTCGGTTCGCTACAGAAGCCGCCGGTACAGTCGGCTTGGATGCCTCCCGATGGCCTCGGGATGTGAATATCCAAGGTAATCTTACCATCGCGCTCGGCTCGGTCGAGGATCGCCTTGCCGCGATCGGCCAGGGCGTTGCCCTTGTCGATCAGGGCCTTGGCATCGCGATAGGTATCCAGCGGACTGCCGGCGGGTACGCCAGCGCCATTGGCGTCAGGCTTCGGCTTGGGCTTTGGCGCGGGCGTCGGTGCCGCAGGCTTCTCAAGCGTCAACAGTGCGGCCTCCGTCGCGATCACCGGCGTCCAATCGGTTGCCAACGCAACGACCGAGTACAACCCAACGAAACACGCGAACAACAGCATCACCAGTCGGTTCATAGAAAGTCTCCTGTGCCAAAATCCGTTAGTCGCTGAGGTGCGAAACCATCCAGGTGCGAGTAGACGTGCGAATCCCCTTGCGAGAGAATTCGCTCCAGGGCCGAAGCCCGAACACGAAGCATTCCGACCGGCCAAGGTTCGCCGGTCACCAGATCGACGAGGTGCCCGTGCACATCGCCCCACGAGTTGAGGATGCCGAAGTGCAATTCGGGTTCGTGGGAGTAGAAGACCACGCACATCTGGTGTGACCATGAGCCTCGCATTTCATGAAAACCGCGATCACCGCCTTTGGGCTCCATCGTGAAGCCGACGTTGCTGGCGATTGTGAGCGGATAGTGGTTGTCGATGGCCGTCACAGCATCGTCCACCGTAGTGACCGGTGCCGTTTGACGAACCAAGTGATCGTCACCCTCGTCGATGAACGTGGCCGGCGGGCCCGGCGGCGCGCCCCAGCGTCGGGCCAAATCGCCCGAATACTCGGGCACTCCCTGAAAATCGCTCCGAAGCGTGCCATATCGCTTCACGGCGACCGCCTGCCACGAACCGACTGAGCCGTCGCCGCGAATCTGAAAATCCCCGACCATCCGGCCGCACCCATACAGGTACGGCGGATGGACTGGATGAAACGACTCGAGATTCCCTAGAGCAATCTGCTGGCAGGCCAAATACTCGATGACGTTCTTCGCTCCAAAGCTCACACAATCGCCCACCTGCTGAGCGTAGTTCGGCGTGTCGTGCCCCAGCACCTTGCGGACGGCGTCCCAAAGCGCGACACGGGGCCGCGGCGACTGGGCCCCAACAATGCGGAACTCGGCGAATTCTCCTCGGAGCACCTCGAACGCTGGCTGGGCGTCGTGCTCACTCCAGCCGCAAAGATGCTGATGCTCAAACATGGCCGCCTCCCGCCGCCCAGGCGATCGCCCGAAACGCTTCGACGGCTTTCGTTCGTCGCGAATCGTCGAGCAACGTGTTTTCGAGGCCGACAACATCGGCCAGGACTTTTTCAATGGCCGTGGCCAGCGCCGGGTATTTGCCCGTCATGCCGGTTTGCTGAAACATCAGCGCCCCGGCACGACGGTTGACTTCGCGCAAGTCGGCCGCCGAACGGATCACCCGGCCCTGGTCCCGAGCAACCACGTCGGCCAGACTGAGATAGAACGTGGCGATCGTGCGGCCGTCTTCCTTCTGCGCGGCGAGGATCGACTGAATCGGCGCGACGGCGGCGGCGAGCGATTCCGAAGGACGGTCAATCTTCGCCGTGGTCTCCGGGATGACGCGGCCGAATTGAGCCCACGCCCCGATCGCCATTAGCAGCAAAGCCGCAACCGTGGTTCTACTCATTGGCGGCCTCCTTGCACGATGGCCGGCAGAACCACGCCATCAAGGCTCTTGACGGCATTGGTCTGTCCGGCCGCCTCGCACCACGTTCGCAGGGCGATGTACTGCTCAAATCGCTCCGCAGGCGTCGAGCCAGACTCGCTCTTTGGGTCTGGCCGAACGGTGGAAAGCCAAGATGCAATCCGGCTCCACTGGCTGGCCACCAGAAGCAGCACGCCTCCGGCAATGGCAGCGATTGGCAGGTAGTTGAAGAGTTGCTCAGGCATGGACCAGCACCTCCGCAGCATGGACCAGCACCTCCGCTTTCTTGGCCAGTTCGTCGTAGACGCGGCCGACCAGCGGGCGGATCGCCGCACGCAACAGCGGATCTATCACCGGATCGGGCCCGGGGAGATCGATCAGCGCAACCGCGTCATCGAAGAACTTTTCCGCGCGAATGATGAGGTATTCCCGATGGTCGGGCGACAGCAAGAAAGACGAGACCTCGGCCTGCAAGAGCTTCAACAAATCGGACATGGCTTGCGACTCCGTTTGTGTAACGTGTTCGAGATATCCGGTAGTACACAGCCAACCGTTGTCACACTCAAGCCAGAAGCCGCTGAAACTCACGACGCATCCGCACGGATTCTTCATGCCGGCACAGTCGGCACGGCCGCACTGAAATCAAATTGCCACATTCGCCGCATCGAATCGGCTCTCGTAAAAACGTCTCGCCACGGGCTAATACGGGCCGATTAGTGCTTATGGCAAGCCGCTTGCCAGAAGCGATGCGAACCACCGTCTCGTGGCTGACGGCGGCCTCTCTCGCAATTTCCTTGTAGGTTAGGATTCCAACAGCAAGCATGCGGTGGACCATGCGGACCGTCGCCACATCAACATACTTCCACGACGGACGCATTTGGTGCGGCGACGTGTCTTTGCGACGATTCCCGAACGTCCGCAGCCGCCGCTC